AGTTGCTTCCTTGCTGCTGAACTTCCATGGAGGGTCGGCGTAGATGACCCGGTACTTCTTTCTCGTGGTGGTGATGTCGACCCGCATGAAGCCCGCCCCCTTACATGCCGCTCTTGACCTGTTCCAGCTTCGCGAAGTCCAGCTCATAGCCGAAGACGTCTTGCTGCTTCCAGGTAGCGCCGACCGCGTTGACGGTGTCCTCGCCGTACTTCTTGAGGGCCTCCTTCGAGATGTCCTCCTTGATGACGATGCAGTCCATCATCTGCCGGTTCTTGAGGCGGCGGATGATCTCCTCGATCTTCTCCTTCGCCCTGGGGAGGGACACGGAGGTCGAGAGCCGGAAGCCGACCTCGCCGAAGGTGAGGATCTTCGACTTCGCCTTCCCCATGTCCGCCCGGTGCTCGGTGACGAAGTCCTTGAGCTCGCGCTCGAGCTTGGCGATCCTGTCCTTGTGGGGCTTGCTCTGCTCCTCTGCGGCCTTCTTGGCCCCGAGGATCTGCTTGTTCATCTCGCCCTCAATGTCCTGGACGGCGAGCTGCGCTTCTGCAATCTGACGGAGGGCGTCGTTCGCGTCCTCCCAGGTCTTGACCCCGGAGGGTTCGACCACTCTTTTCCTTGCCATGTGTAGGCTCCTTCCTTTCTGCGCTTGTTGATATGTGCCCGGGGAGCTGCCTCCCCGCTGCGGCTTGCTTCGGTGGCCTCCTCCGGCTCCTCTCCATCGTATAGGACGTAGGTCTTAGAGAGGAGCATATAGAGGCCGATCGGCCCGGTGAGGAGAGCGGCGGTCGCGTCGCTGTCCTCCGGCGTCTTCCCGCCTCGGGCCATGACCAGGATGAGGGCGGTGATCGCCAGCATAGCGAGACCCATGAGACGCTGCTTTCTCATTTTCATTGTCCCGGCCCCCTCCGTGTTAGAGCATCATGAGGCTCGAGGCTTGCTCGATGATCTTCACGGTGACGACTCTCTCGCCGCGCTCCTCAAGGATGCGGGAGACGTTGGAGAGGGTTCGGTCGAGAAGTCGGAAGCATCCGGTCTGCATGTTGCAGGCCCGGGCCTTGAGCTCTACCATCGCGTCGGGAGCGACCTCGAAGCCCTCGAGGTAGCCCTCCACCTCCGAGGGGTCGAGCCCCTTGAGGGAGACGTAGAAGTCGACCCGGTTCGCCATGCGGACGAGATAGGTCTTGATCTGCGCCTCGAGCTTCGGTTCTCCGGCGATGACGAGTCCCACGTCGGATTGGTCGAAGATTGCCCGGAGGATCTCCATCTTCTTTTGGGTGTACTTCGAGACGAGCTTGTCCGCCTCGTCGATGATGAGGAGGTAGCCCTTGTTCGTGTTGAAGAAGTCCCGGATGCCGTTGACCCTGCGCCAGATAGTGCCGTAGCCGCTGGGGATGCCGAGGGCTTTCTCGATTGCCTCCACAAGATCGCGGCTGCTCATGGTGTCGTCGCACTCAATGTAGGCGACCCGGGGGAGCTTCGCGTACTGCCGGAGGGAGTAGGTCTTGCCGTAGCCGCTGCGGGCGACCACGATGCCGAGGCCGATGTACTCTTGACAGCTTTGACACACGCCGAGCACCTTGAGAGCGTCCCGGCTCTCATAGAAGACGGGCTTCCGTCCGGTCTTGCGTCCCGGCTCCGGGAGCTCCACGGCCTCGCCGGTGTGCTGGGCCAGCCAGTCCGCGAGGAGCCTCTCGATGGTGGAGATGTCCCCCTCGTACTTGCCGGAGAGATAGCGGGAGATCGTCGGGCGGGAATAGCCCGGGATCTCGCTCGCCAGGGTGGCGATGCTGGTCTTCGAGGCCGCGAGGTAGTCGTTGATCTGCTCGGCAAGGGTCTTGCCGGTGGTGTAGGTTGTGGCCTGGGCCGCTGCTGCTGTGATTTCCATGTTGTTCCTCCTATTCGTTCATAGCCCTCAAGCGAGCGAGGGCGTCGTCCGCCTTCTTCCCGAGGAACTCGTCCCCGGATGCCTTCTTCCCGGTTTTCCGGCCCGCCGCCATCTCCGCCCGGAACTCCTTGTCGTTCGGGAGGGAGATGAGCTTCGAGGGCCGTTCCGCCTTGATGGTCAAGTCGATCATACCGACCGCCTCGGAGGGCCGTCCGCCCTCCTGGATGCGGGCCTCGTAGGGCCGCGTCATGCTGTCCAGGATCTCCCGCATTTCCTTCTCCTGCCGTTTCTGGTCGCGGAGGTGGCGCTCGAGCGCCGCTTGCGAACAGTGAGGCCCGAAGGCCAGCAGCTCGGCGGAGACGGCTTCGCATATCTTCCGGCCCTCCTGGTCGAAGACGTAGAGCTTCGTGACGTCGTCGATGTCCCACTTGATGCCGACATGCTTGCCGACGTAGTGGCAAAGCTCGTAGTCCGTGTAGAGGGTGCCGAACTTGTTGATCCCCTGGTTCGTCACGCGGGCGGTGTCGGCCTTCATGAGCAGCATCGCCGCATACTCGCGGGGCGGAGCTGCCTTCTCGTAGCGCTCGCCATTCTCAAAGAGAGAGATCGGCGTGATCCACTTCTCACCCGCGTCCTTGAGGCCCCGGTGCTCCCGGGTGTGGTACTTCTCGTTCTTCCACTTCGTCCACGCCTCGAAGAACTCCTCCATCGTCAGCAGCTCGCCGCGCTCGAGCATCCCGTCGATGTCCTTCTGCCGCTTGGCGTAGGTCTTGGAGCCGGTGAGGGTTCCCGTGTAGCTCTCGAACCATTTCGAGAACTTGGAACACACGGTCGAGAAGAAGCGCTCGATCGGCTTGTCCCACGGCTGATAGGGGAGCGACCGCCCGACCTCCTCGATGCCGATGCTCTGGTAGAAGCCCACGGTCTCGGCGTCGAACTCGAAGTCGATGTTCCGCTTCTTGCGGCTCTGTCCGGTCATGGTCTTCGCCGTGTAGTCCTTGCCGTTGTCGACGTGGAGGATGTGAGGGACGCCGCCCGGGTTGGAGTAGAGCATCTTGACGAGGCTCTCCTTTAGGGTCTGGTTGTTGGCGTCCACACAAGCGACGTCGCCCACGATCGCCCGGCTCCGCATGTCCATCCATGCGACGAGCTTCGGGCGGACGGCCTTGATCTTCCCGTTCGGGGCGACCCACTGAACCCAAAAGTCGAAGGTGTGCTCGTCGCCGACGACGTACTCCATGACCTTGAGGCTCGTCGCGTCGCGCTTGCCCTTGAGCATCTTCTTGTTCTTCCACTCCCGGGAGCCGTTGGCCGCGAGGTAGCGGGCCGACTCTCCGCCCCGGCTGTCCATAAGGTGCTTGATGTATCGGGCGACCGTCTTGATGCTGGGGTAGTTCTCCCAGCCCCGGCCCTCGGCGACCTCCTCGAACTTCTCGTAGAGCATTTCGATCGTGCCCAGGTTGGACGCGAAGCGCCGGTCGAACCATATATTTTGAATGAGCGCCTTTTGCTCATCCGTGAGGCTCGGGAAGGTGGCGGTCGCCTTCGGCTTCCGACACAAGGACAGCGCCCGGAAATAGTCCCGGCTCTGGCCGTCCTCCTTCTCCATCTTGAGGGCCCAGGCGTTCGCCTTGAGGATGTTGTCGACGTAGCGGTAGAGGGTCGGGAGGCTCACTCCCAGGCCCAGCGCGTACCGCTCGGCGTAGGCCGTGCGGTCGGGGCCGTCGTAGTCGATGAAGTCTTGAACCCTCGCCGCCAGCTCGACGGCCTCGTAGAACGCCTTCTTGTGCTGCTCGGTGTAGTGGTTGAGGTCGACGCCCACATACCAGGGCGCGGACTCTGTTCGCTTCTCTATGACGACATCCCTCCCGTCTATCTTCTGTGCCGCCCGCCACGCCTTTCGGCCCTTGGCTGTGAGGGAGTCGACGGAGACGAGCACCTGCTCTCTGCCGCCGTTCTCCTGGGGCTGCGTTCTGGTCTTGTACTGATTGGGGCTTCGCTTGATCCGCTGGACGAGGGTGTTATACTTCACGCCCTCAAACTCTGCGGCCTCCTTGAGCCCGATGAATACGTCCGGCACTCCTGTCCCTCCCTTCCTGGTGTTACGCTGCCGTTACCTTCTCGACCTTCCGGGGGTCGAGGTTGAGGGCCGCGATGATCGCCGGGAGGTACTTCTCGCCCGAGCGGACGCCGTAGAGAATGTAGCTTAGATACTGCGGCGACGTTCCGATCTCGGCGGCGAGCTGCGTCTTCGTCTTGTCCTGGTCAGTGAGCGCCTTGACGACGAGCTTCCCCAGGGGGCAAAGTTTACCGTTGCTTTTCACCGCTGTCCTCCTTCCTGTGTAGTGGTTCTTGGATTTACTTCCGGTTCCTCCATGCGGTCACGGCCAGCGCTCCCACGGCCAGCAGGGCCAGCAGGAGGCCCGGCGGGCCTACCCGGTCGGCGGCGATCCAGAACCCAGCCGCCGCCAGGAAACCCAGCCCCACCGCCGCCATGGAGGCGAGCAGCGTCGCCAGATAGTCCGCCGCGAAGCGCCGGGCCCGGGCGAGCCGCCGACCGCCCGCGAGGAGCCGTTCGAGCCGGGCCTCTCTCTCAAGCAATTTGAGAATGAGATCCAGCGCCGCGAGGTCGGCTTCCGCCTTCCAGAACGCCGCCTCCTGCCCGGGCCGGGCCCGCATAGGGGCGCGGGGTTCTCCCGCCGCCCGCTTCTGCCGGAGCGCCTCATAGCGAAGGGCCTCGGCCCACGCCTGGGCGTCCCTGGTGCTCATCTTCGGCCTCACAGTTTCGCCCCCTTCCGGTACTGCTCGACGGCGTAGTTGTCTTCCAGCATTTTCCCCAGCTCTCCAACCCGTTCCCGGAGCTCCCTCCGCAAAGCCAGCGCCGGAGCGCCGTCGCCGTCCAGGCCGTCCAGGGCTTCGTCCAGCTCCCGGGCCGCGTTGAAGATGTTGAGGTAGACCCGGCAATCGTTGGTCGGGCAGTCCTTGGACAGCGCCAGCCCCAGGGCGTAGATCTGCGCCGTCTTCCGGTGCCGCTTGAGTTCCGGGTGAAGGTGCTCGAAGGTCGTCCGCTCCTCCGGGGCCGACCGGGCCTTGACCGCCTCCTCAATGGCTGCGGCGAAGGACTCACGCTCTCGCCCCGTGATAACTTGGACGGTCGCCAGCGCCCGGAGATAGGCCCAGGCCTCTGCGCCGACCCGGTCAGCCTCGGCGCTGCTCTCTCGGTCTCGGATGCGTCCGATGAGCCCATAGAGCGCCCCGAGGGCTTTCTCCCGAGCTCGAAGATCTCGCCCGTCGGCCTCGTTCGCCAGCCGCTCGAGGGAGCACTTCTCACAAACTGCGTCGAGCTCCTCTTGCGTCATCTCCGGGCGGCGGTGCCGACAAAGCTCGTCGCACACATAGGAGAGGAGCTCCTCCGGCTTCTTGGGGAGCGGCCCCGGGGCGTCCCCGAAGGTGTCCGGGAGGACGTAGCAGTCTTCCCGATCCAGGAGGCCCAGGTCGCGGAGGGCGACCTTGTAGCCGTAGAGCTCATGCGCTGCCGTGCGCTCGTCCACGTCCTTATAGTGGGGGTTCTCGACCTGTCCCCGGAGGACGGCCTCCCATCCGGCGATCATCTGCTGGGCGTCGACTTCCTCTTCCTCGGTGGTCTCGTCGGTCTCCTTGACGATCGTGACCTTGGCCTCGGGTTCCTCGGCGTCGAGCTCCGACTCGAGGCCACGAGCCAGCTCCACGGCCTCCTCCATGCTGCCCGCGTTGTCGTACTCCATCGCGCCCCGGTCGACGTCCAGGTTGCCGGTGTAGAGCTCGGCGTCGATGACGCCATACTCGCCGAGGGCCGTCCCCTCGTACTCCCGGAGCTCCCGGGCGTTGAACTTGACGACGAGGTAGCCGTTGATCTTCTTCATCTTTCTCATGCTGCTGTTCCTTCCTTTCTGTGTGTGGGGGTCACTGTCCCAGGGGAGGGACGACCCGGATCGTGTCCGTGTGCTTGTGGAGAATCACGAGCTCCCCGTTCTGCTTCTGCTTCACGACGAGCCAGTTCTCCGGCGAGAGGCCCGCTTGTCCGAGCCGGATCTTCTGCTTCCTGGTTGGCTTCTTGCCGCGTCTCAAAGAGATCGCCTCCTTCTCTGGTTGTTTCCGAGGGAAGGGGGGAGGGGCAAGTGCGAACGGCGGCGGCGGAATTAAATCTAAGACTTTGCTATGCTGTGGCGGGTCTTAGCAGTCCGCCAGGGTGTCGCCCTTGACCTCGTAGCGCTTGGGGCCGATGATGACGAAGGCGAGCATATTGGTCGTGCCGTCCGGGTTGACCTGGTTGATCGCGTCGCCCAACTTGCCGTTGACGATTTTGACCTTCTCCATAGACCCGGTTCCGGTGTCGAGCAATCCGTAGCCCGTGACCTCCTCCGGCGTCTCGCCGGTGACGGTCTGGGCCGCTTCCTCGGGGGTGATCTCGTTCTTGCCGGGTTCCAGGTGGAAACCGGCCTCCGCCTCCTTCAAGGCTTCGTTCGTCTCCTCGAGTGTGGCCTCGCCCGTGGTGTACTTGAACAGGATGTCGGTGATGTCGTTCTTCATGGTGGCTTTTCTCCTTCTGAATAACGCCGCCGCCGTTCGCCCTTGTCCCTCCTTTGGCCTTCCCTATTTCTTTTTTCTGGGTGGTGTGGTATGCTTGATTTGCTTAAATTTTTAATCTACAAAAAGTATAACTCGGAAGTCCGAGTAAGTCAAGGGCTTTTTTCGGCTATCCGAGTAAAAACTCGATTATCCGAATGGAGGTACTTATGGAAACTATCGGGAAGCGGGTTCGCGCTGCGCGTCAAGAACTCGGTCTAACAATGAAGCAACTGCACGAACAAACGGGCCTTTCTACCGGAAATATAAGCGATATTGAGAATGATCGAAACACTCCCTCGGTCTCCTCACTTGTCGCCCTGGGGCGGGCCCTTCGCCGATCTCTGGATTGGCTGCTCACAGGAGAGGAAGCGAACGCTCGGAGTAACGAGCCGCCCTTGATGTGTGACGGCGTCCCCCTGTCCCAAATGGAGACCGACCTTCTCGCCATGTTTAGGCTCCTTCCTCCGTCGCACCGCGAGGAGGTTTTTGAGCTGGTGCATTTCAAATACAAGCGGGAAGTTGAGGAGAAAAAAGAATCTATTTACTCGACATATTTCGACGGGAGCGAGGACGAAAAAAGCGGCCCCGCTGGGAGCCGTGAGGCTCGCGACGGAACCGTCTAA